CGGCATACCCCCGGAGGGGGATAGCCGCCACCCGCCAAGGGCGCAGGGAGTACGCCGAGTAGCCGAAAAATATAAAAAGGCTCATTTTAGATAAATTCTTATCCGAATAGTATTGACATTCTTCTTTACCTGTGCTATACTCTAACCATCACAATCAAGGAGGTACGCTATGGTACGCAATAATCTTGAACTCGATGTAAAGGTCAAATGCCTTGAGGGTAATACCACGCAGGAAAAGCTCGGTGAAGCCATTGGTACGACAGGTCAGTATGTCAACCGTATCATCAAGAAGAAAGATGGTATTGTGAACAAGACCTTTGTGAAGATGATGGAAGCACTCGGCTATGACATTGAGTTTACCTATGTGAAGCGAGAACAGTAATGGAGGTGAGTACATGAGGGTCGGTTATGTACGAGTAAGCACCACGGAACAAAATCCGGCAAGACAGGACGAACTCATGAAATCCTTTTGTGTGGAAAAGGTTTTCTCCGAGAAGCTGAGTGGTAAAGACACCAACAGACCTCAGTTTCAAGAAATGCTTTCGTTTCTCCGAGAGGGCGATACGCTCTATGTAGAGTCCTTTTCCCGTCTCTCCCGTAGTACACAGGACTTGCTCAACACAATCCATCTACTTGGTGAGAAAAAGGTCTCACTTGTTTCGGACAAGGAGAAAATCGACACGACCACGCCGCAGGGACGGCTTGTTATGACGGTGTTTGCCGCTATCTATCAGTTTGAGCGGGAGAATACGCTTGAGCGTCAAGCGGAGGGTATCGCCATTGCCAAAAGGCAGGGCAAGTATAAGGGCAGAAAGCCCCTCCCGCTCACACAGCAGTTTTATGTTGCCGCTACTGCATGGGCGAATGGAGATTTGCCGTTGAAACAGGCAATCGAGCAATCGGGTATGAGTGAAGCAACTTTCTTTCGGAAGTGCCGACAGGCGCAGATTTCAAAGTCGGGAAGTAGTAAAAGTAGTGGAAAACCCGTTTTTGCGTAAACTTTTGCCAGTAGGACGGCTATCTGGTGAAAGTTACCGGAAATCTTGAATTTGAACTACTTTTACTACTTGTAGGAGGTTGTTATGAAACGATTTGTATTGCTTTTAGTCTCTTTTGTGTTGATTTGTAGCTTGGTCGGTTGCGGTGATACCGCCCAACCACCGAAAGAGCTTACCGAGACAGCTTCTTTTGAGGATTTTACCCTCACTCTTGGAGAAGCCGAGAAGTTTACCGATAATAACGGTAATGAAATGCTTCGTGTTCACGCCGTTTATACCAATAACGGTCAAGACCCTTACTACGCCGCTTCCTGTTTTGCGGTAAGAGCATTTCAGAATGATGTTGAACTCGACAGATATTTCAGCGTAGATGGTGAAGAAGATAATATGGCGAAAGAGATACGAAATGGCAAGTCCATTGATGTGCTTTATTTCTTTGCACTTGGAGATGATACCGAAGTGGAAGTTCTCATAGGAGAGCCGACCGCCGATATGAAATCTATCGGTAAAAAGGTTTACAGGTGATAAGGAGAGAAATATGTGGATTTTAGCTGTGTTGATATTTTCTCTCGTGCTTTTGGGTGAATGTGTGAAGCAAAATGAAAAGCGTCACCATAGGGGTGGGCGCAGACGGAGGAGATTTTGAAATGAATGAGCTTGGAACTGAGATTATAAAAGCGAAAGTTACTCTTGTTTTTCGTGGGTATGGGTATCTTACCTTGACGGATAAAGCCCTGTTTTGGAACAAGTCGGCTACCTCGTATCTTGCTTTCGGGGCTTTGAACGCAATGACCGATAATCACCTGTACATTCCTCTTGATAATATCGCCAAAGTCGGAACATACACCTATTTTCCGGGCGGCGGTCTTGTAGTTACAACAAATCAAGGCGAAGAATTTAAGGTCGCATTCAAGCACAAAAAGGATTTCAAGGTTGTGTACGATTATTTGTCGCAACGATAAGCATTAAACGGTGCGTTATCGCACATGGGGTCTTCCTCATGGCGGTAACGCATTTTTCTTTTGGAGGTACGCTATGGAGCAATTACTGAAAACAATTTTGAAGCGGATTGAGGAAAAGCCGTTTTCTTATCAGACTTATTTTGACCTGTATGGTATGAGTAAGGAAGCAATGAAAGACGAGAAAACACGGCAGTTGGGAATTGATTACCTCAAAACCCTCTCCTCTCTCTGCGAAAAAGCTATCCGAGATACAAAGCTGTCGGACGATGATTTGAGAGATATATTCGCTCTCCACAAGCGAGTGTGCCTTGCTCTTGCGCCGTATGACTTCGACAGCTATCTTCTCTATGTTGAGTGGAACAGACCGCCCGACAAGAAGTTCTACCCGCCCCGCCGCCGTGTGCTGAAACAGGTGGTAGATTGTCTGCAAGAGCTGGCGGACGATAAGTTGGACTTGCTCTCTATCTCTCTCCCGCCCGGCTCCGGCAAGACAACCCTTGCTATCTTCTTCCTCACATGGCTTGCGGGTAAGATACCGAATAAACCCATGCTGACAGGCTCTCACTCAAACTCTTTCGTTCGAGGGGTGTACGATGAAGTGTTGCGTATACTCGACCCCAACGGAGATTATCTGTGGCACGATGTTTTCCCCGGTCTTAGTGTCTCGAACACCAATGCAAAGGATTGTCGTATCGACATTGACAAGCGACAGAGGTTTGAAACACTCGAATTTACATCTATCGGTACGGGCAATGCGGGTCTGTATCGAGCCGCTACTCTCTTGTACTGTGACGATTTGGTGAGCGGTATTGAGGTGGCGTTGTCCAAGGAGCGGCTTGACAAGCTGTGGGAGACCTACACCACGGACTTGAGACAGCGTAAAATCGGAGACCACTGTAAGGAGCTTCATATCGCTACACGGTGGTCTGTGCATGATGTAATCGGACGGCTTGAGACGGAATACGGAGATAGTGACCGTGCGAAGTTCATTGTCATTCCCGCTCTCGATGAAAATGACGAGTCGAATTTCGATTACGCCTACGGTGTGGGATTTACGACCAAGTTTTATCATGAACAGAGAAACATCATGGACGAAGCGAGTTGGAGAGCCTTGTACATGAATGAGCCGATTGAGCGTGAGGGCTTGGTCTATTCCGCTGATGAACTGCGGCGGTACTTCGAGCTTCCCAAGGAAGACCCGGACGCAATTATCGGTATCTGCGACACAAAGGACAAGGGTACGGACTATGCGTTCTTGCCCGTGGCTTATGTGTACGGACAGGATTACTATATTGACGATTGTGTGTGCGACAACGGCTTGCCGAATGTCGTGGACGCTCGGTTGACGGAAATTCTTGTGCGTGATAAGGTCAAGTCCTGCCGCTTCGAGTCTAATTCTGCGGGTCGGCGTGTAGCGGAGAAGATACAGGACGAGGTGAAGAAGAAAAACGGTGTTACGCATATCACGACCAAGTTCACTACGGCAAATAAGGAGACCAAAATCATTGTCAACAGCGCATGGGTCAAGGAGCATTGTCTATTCAAGGACGCTTCCCTCTATCAGAAAAAATCCGATTATGGAAAAATGATGGATATGCTCTGCTCCTATACCGTTGCGGGTAAGAACAAGCACGATGATGTACCCGATGGAATGGCTATGCTTGCCGAGTATGCACAATCTCTATCGGGGCAAAAGGTTGAAATATTTCAGCGTCCGTGGTAGGAAATAATACGGAAAGTATTGACAAACACAAGATATTGTGTTATAATGCAGAATGAAATACAAGATATAGTCTTATGGCGCATGATTGCGAGACCTTTTCGGTCGAACTTTCATGCGCTTTCTTTATTTTCGCGGCAAGGAGGGATTAACTGTGGCGAATGTGATTGACGAGACCAAGCCCGTAGCGGAGACACGACAGATGTTTGGGCGTAGGGTCATTAAGACAAGCGTGACGAATATCACAAGCGAAAATGTGGTCGATGTGCTTCTCAAGGCTCTTTCCATTCATGCCCTCAATCGCTCCGAGATTGATTACCTGTGGGAGTATTACAAGGGGAAGCAACCCATTCTGCACCGTCAGAAAGAGGTTCGCCCCGAAATCACCAACAGGATTGTTGAAAACCGTGCAAATGAAATCGTGTCGTTCAAGGTGGGCTACCTCTGCGGTGAGCCTATTCAGTATGTCGGCAAGAACGGTAGTGAGGAAATCACGCAGGGTATTACCCGTCTGAACGAGCTTATGTTTGCCGAAGACAAGGCGGCGCAAGACCAAGAGATTGTCGAGTGGCAGATGATTTGTGGTACGGCGTATCGTTTGGTTCTCCCCGATGAAAAAGGCGAGGAGGACGAAGCCCCGTTTGAACTGTACACGCTCGACCCACGGGACACCTTTGTTGTCTATTCCAATGAAATCGGCAACAAGCCTGTTATGGCAGTCAAGTATAGCAAGGACGATAACGAGATTACCCATTACTCGATTTACACCGAGAATATGTACTATCTCGTAGAGGACGGGATTTTGAAAGAGTCCACGCCCCACGCTCTCGATATGATACCCATTTTCGAGTATCCGGCGAACAACGCAAGACTCGGCTCTTTCGAGATTGTTCTCCCGCTCCTTGACACGCTGAACAATATCACCTCCAACCGTATGGACGGTATCGAACAGGTGATACAGGCGTTTATCAAGTTCATTAACTGCGATATTTCCAAGGAGGAATACGAGGAGTTCTTACAGCTTGGCGCAATCAAAGTCAAGTCTGTGGACGGTGCAAACGCCGATGTGGGTGTTGTTACTACCGACCTCAACCAGTCGCAGACGCAGACCTTGAAAGAGGACTGTTACAACGCAATCCTAACGATTTGTGGTATGCCGAACCGCAACGGCGGTACTTCCACCTCCGACACAGGGGCGGCGGTACTTCTCCGTGATGGTTGGTCGCTTGCCGAAGCGAGAGCCAAGGACAGCGAGAATATGTTCAAGAAATCTGAGAAGAAAATGCTCAAGTTGGTTCTCCGTATCTGTCGTGAACTGAGTGATTTGAACTTGGGACTCAAGGATATTGAGTTGCAGTTCACCCGCCGGAACTACGAGAACATTCAGAGCAAGTCACAGGTTCTTGTGTCCATGCTCCAAAATAACAAAATTCACCCGCTCCTCGCTTTCCAGCACTCCGGCTTGTTCATCGACCCCGAACGGGCGTATGCAATGAGCGTGAAGTATTACGAGGAAGAACAGGCGAAGTTGGTGGAGCAGACCCCAACGCCCGACCCCGAAAACAACGAATGATTTTAGACGGCGTGAGCCGTTTGGGATAGGTAGAGAAACCTTAAATCGCATAGGTCAGAGAAGACCATAATCGCAACATTAAGGCAGAGAAGCCGATTAAAAACGCAAGGAGGAAATCTATTATGGCAAAGATTGATGTAAGCAAGATTGAGGGTTATGCGGAAATGTCCGCAGAGGACAAGCTCAAGGCTCTTGAAGCCTACGATGTTCCCGACCCCGATATGTCCGGCTTTGTGAGTAAGGAGCAGTTTGATAAGACCGCTTCCGAGCTTGCCGCAAAGAAAAAGGAACTGAGGGATAAGCTGACGGACGATGAAGCCGCCAAGCAGAAAGAGCAGGAGGAGCGGGAGTCCATGCAGAAAGAGCTTGACGCTCTGCGCCGTGAGTCGGTCGTGTCCAAGAATAAGGCACGGTTGGTTGCTCTCGGTTACGAGGAAGCCCTCGCAGACGAAACCGCCGAAGCTATGGCAGACGGCAAAATCGAAAAGGTCTTTGCCAATCAGAAGAAGCACCTTGAAGCCTTTGAGAAAAGGGTTCGTGCTGAAGCTCTGAAAAACACCCCTAAGCCTACCCCCGATGGGGACGGCAAAACCATGACGCTCAAGACTCTCCGTGAAATGTCTCCTGCCGACAGACTCAAGTTCTCGCAGGAACACCCGGAGGAATACAAAGAACTTTATACAGGAGGTAACTAATCATGGCGCATAAGATTTACGATAACTTTTATCTGTCGAACGAGATTGAAGACCAGTTCAATTCTCACCTCGACCTCCAGCAGTTCTGCACGGTGGATAACTCCCTCGTGGGTACGGCTGGTATGACCCGCAAAATCAACCGTTACAGTGCAACCAGCGCTACTCAGAAGCTGGCTATGGGTGCTGGCAACACTCAGAGTATCGAGGTCACTTACTCTCCCTTTGAGTACAAAATCCTCATGGCTCAGAACCGCTTTGAGTATTATGACGAGCAGGAAATGACCGACCCCATGCTGGTTCCTGTCGGCGTTCGTCACATGGGTACGGATATGTTCAACACCGTCAATGCGGACATTTTTGCCGAGTTCAACAAGGCTACGCAGGTCGTTGTTGTTTCCGCTCTCGGCTTTGACGCTTTTGCTGACGCACAGGCTATGTTCAACCTTGAGAACATCGAGGGTGTGAGTTTCTTCGCTTTCGTGTCTCCCAACGATGTAGCCGCTCTGCGTAAGGCGCTGGGTCAGAGCTTGCAGTATGTTGAGTCCTTTGCCCGTAGCGGCTATGTCGGTACTGTGGCGGGTGTCAACATCTACACCAAGAAAGACGCTGTTTCCGGCACTATCTGTGTGGCTACGAAACAGGCGGTCACTCTGTTCAACAAAAAGGGTGTCGAGGTTGAAACCCCGTCTCGTGACGCTGGTGACGCTAACACCCGTAAGAACACTATTTTCAGCCGCAAGTATTATCTCCCCGCTCTGACGGACGCTCGTTACGCCGTCAAGATTGTCAAGGGTACTGCGGCTCTGAGTACCGCTACTTCCGTTGCGGAGGGTACGACCTACTACGAAAAGAGCGGTCTCGGCTATGTGGCGGTTGTTCCCGCTTCCGGCGATAGCCCCAAGGACAAGAAGTGGTATGAGATTACCGCTTCTGCGTAAGTGAGAGGAGGTGGACAACATGACGGACGCTGAAAAGCTGACAATGCTCAAGGCTATGGTTGGCGGCTCTGATACTGACGAAGTGCTGTCCACCTATCTTGCTTTGGCTGGTAGGAAGATTATCACCAAAGCCTATCCGTATAAGGACGATGTGACGGAAGTTCCGACTAAGTACAATTTCCTGCAAGTGGAGATTGCGGCTTATATGCTGAACAAGCGAGGAGCGGAGGGACAGACCTCTCATACCGAAAACGGCATTACGAGACAGTACGAAAGTGCTGATGTCCCCGCTTCTATGCTCAAGACGATTACTCCTCATGTGGGTACTTTCTCCTCAAAGGAGGAAACACCATGAGGTGTATGCAGAGAAATAAGGTCGTTTTTTACTACGCTTTGTTTTCAGAGCGTGTTCCTATCGTTGACGAGTACGGAAATGATACAGGTGAGTACGATGTGCGGCACGGAAACCCCGTTAAGAGTTCTGCTAATATCTCGGCGGCAAAAGGCGAAACGCAGACTCGACAGTTTGGTGAGAATGTGTCCTACGACAAGGTAATCGCTATGGACAATGACGCACCTCCCATTGACGAATACTCGATTTTGTGGATTGACACAATGCCGGAGCTTAATGCGGACGGCTCTTTGGCGGTCGATAGTGAGGGCAAGGTTAAAACCCCTCATGATTACATCGTCAAGAAAGTCGCAAAGAGTTTGAACAGCGTGTCATACGCAGTAAGCAAGGTGAGCGTAAGTGGGTAGGAAAGTTATTTCGTTTGGCTTATCGGAACAGGACATAGACCGTGCCATAAAGGAATTGGCACAGTACAAAGAGGGGTTTAAGAGCAAGTGCGAGGAGCTTCTAAGACGGATAGCCGAGAGGTTAGCCGAGGAAGCACAGAGCGGCTTTAACGGGGCAATCGTTGACGATTTAACCGAGAAAAGCGGCAACCCTCGCAAAGCAAGCGTTGATGTTCGGGCAGAGAACCGTGGAGATTACTTCGCTGTTGTCGCTGACGGAACGGACGCTGTGTGGGTTGAGTTCGGTGCGGGTGTTTATCATAACGGCTCGGCTGGCTCGTCCCCGAACCCTTTCGCCGCCACTACTACGGGCGTTCCCAATCCTCCGATAGCCATAGGCACTTTCGGTAGGAACGGTAGAAAACAGGCATGGGGCTTTTATGAGGACGGAGAGTTGAAAATCACTCACGGTACTCCCGCCGCAATGCCGATGTACAATGCCGTTCAGACTGTAAGCCGAGAGGTTGTACAGATTGCAAGGGAGGTGTTTGCATGATTGACGCAGAGCAGGAAATCTTCTCAGAGATTTCCGCAAAGGTACGGGCGAAATACCCGAAAATCTTTATGACGGGCGAATATGTCAACGCACCCTCCTCTTTTCCTTGCGTATCTCTCGTAGAGATAGACAACGCCACATTCCGAAACTCTCAGACGCAGAGTGGACAGGAAAATCATGCGGCGGTGACTTATGAGCTTAATGTCTACTCGAACAAAAAAACAGGTAAGAAAGCCGAGTGTAAAGAGATTGCCGCTTTCATAGATGAACTTCTTATGGAACGCAATTTCACTCGTATGCTTCTCGAACCTATACCGAATACACAGGACGCAACAATCTATCGTATGCTCGGACGGTATCGGGCTGTGATAGACAAAAATCATACTATTTATAGGAGGTAACTTATCATGGCTATTTCTACTTACAAAGTGTTCCTTAT